AACCCCACCACAGACTTGGAGCGTTTGGCCCTGTTTTATTTGCAGGGAACGGATCACCCGGGGTTAAAGAAAGTAAACAATAACGAAATTTTAAACGCAGCGGTACGGATGGATATTCCGCACTTTGAAACGATTTTGGCAAACTGCCGGGATTTGAAACAGGCAGAGGCCTGTGTAGCCCGGTATGTGCGCCAAGCGCGGGGGACGTATTCGCTGTATTACTTGGCGTGCCAAATAAACAGCATTCGCCAAGAACTTGAGAGCGAGGAGTTGAAAAATGGCTAATTTTAACGGGCCGTCAAGCGAAATGCGTGCGGCCTTTAAGACCAGAAATAATATGCTGTGCAACTTGTGCGGCGATTACGGGCGGTGCTCCTTTCCTGTGTTTGTGCACGGAGCACGGGAAACATGGCAAGTTTGCCGGGCGGAGCTTTGCCTGACTTGCAAAGAAAACGGCAAACGCGGGCGGCTTATTGCCCTGTTTACGGGGACGTCGGATCGGCCGGATTTTTTGTGCCGTGGGGCAAAAGTGCCACCCGGCTATACGCTAGACGATATCCAGCGGGCTTTGCAAGCCAACCCTACCCGGCGGTGGTTTAATCTGGGAGAACTGGAACCGTACCGCTTAAAAGCAACGCCGTTCTTTGGGAGAAGATATGCTTAAAATCAACACAAAAGACATCAGCAAACACCAAACGGTGTACCTTTCCGGCCCGATGACAGGCCTGCCGAATTACAACCGTGCGCGCCGAAGCGTTCAAAGCCCTCGGCTACAGCGTGAACAACCCGGCTGACATCAGCGTAACCCACGGGACCGACAAAGCGTATGGCTTTTATTTCAAACGCGCCCTGCGCTTGATGCTCGAAAGCGATGTCGTTTATGTTTTCGGCGACACCAGCAACTCCGCCGGAGTCCAAATGGAACTCAAAGTGGCGGAAATGGCCGGAATGCCCATAGTGCGGGAGAACGAATGAGAACGGCGGGACCCTGGGATAAACTGGACAACGAAGGACGGGAGCACTGCAAAAAATACAGTGCGTTTAGTGATAAGTGCCGTCAATGTGCTATGCACGGGGCGTATCGGTTCTGCAAAGAGTTTGACTCTACGCAAGGACCGCTACCAAAGGGAGGATTATTCTAATGGAGTTTTACACGGAGTACGAATATGAAGCGCAAGAAAGAAACAGAAAAACTGGACCCCGCGTTTGAGCGGTGCCAACATTGTGGGGACGTATTCTTCAAAACGGACGGAAAGGCCACAAAATCGGGCTTTGTGTGCGTTTTATGCGCTGGCAAGGGTTATGCAGCGCTCATTATTTAAACGGCGAATTTGGAGCGATTATGAAAAAACAACGAAAGACTTGCAAAGATTGCGGCATTTGCCAACCGTTTGGGGAAATGGGCAAGTGTCATTTTGGCGGTAGATTTGGCGCGGTGGTGGCGCTGCACAACCGGGCTTGCAAAATGTTTGTGCCGGCGACCGCCAAGAAGGAAAAAGAAGCGGTGGAGCCCGGAAAGGCGCCATTCTGCGGGGACTTCCCAAAATGCAACAACGCGGAAGGTTGCGACTCTTGCCGGGAGTTTGAAATATGGTTGCAGGATCGGGAGGGGAAATAATGAGCGATAAAAGAATTTTGATACAGGAATATGATGAAAATCCTTGTTTGAGTTGCACAAATGATTGTAAATATCCTTGCGAAGCGAAACGCGAGTGGGTCCTAGGAGCGGGCATAAAAGGTCCTGAAAAAAAATACAAACGCAGCGAGGCCGTGCAAATAATAGCAAAGGCAATCTGCAGAACGGATGGAGAAGATTGCGAAACTTGCGGTTTTAACGGCAACGAAAAAGGCTGCAAGCAATATTTGGAATTTGGAAATTACATCACTCAGGCCAAAGCGGCATTGAACGCACTTTTGGAGGCGAAGCATGAGAATTAAACCCTGTTGCGGGCAAAATGCTGGCGTTTGTGAAACCCATTTAATTGGGGACGGACTTAGTATCAGTTGCTCTAAGTGCGGTCGGCGGGTGTGGAAAAATTCTGAAGTACACGGCCCGGACTATTGGAAACAAGCGATTGAGGAGTGGAACCGCCGCGCGGGAGAGGAGCAATGAAGCCCATAATTGATGTCTGTTGCGGTTCGCGGATGTTTTGGTTTGACCGAAAAAATCCAAAAGTTGTTTTTATGGACAACCGAACGGTAAAACAAACCCTTTGCGACGGACGAAAACTTGAAATAAAGCCGGATGTGGTAGGCGATTTCCGCCACATCCACTACCCGGATAACACATTTTATTTGGTTGTTTTTGACCCGCCGCACCTGCTCCGAGCCGGGCCAAAAAGTTGGTTGGCGGCAAAATATGGGAAATTAAGCCAAAACTGGCGGGAGGATTTAAGGGCTGGTTTTAATGAGTGTATGCGGGTATTGAAACCTTACGGAACACTGGTTTTTAAGTGGAACGAAGAACAGATATCTCTAGCGGAAGTATTAAAATGCTTTCCGGTTAGCCCTTTATTTGGTCAAAAAAGAGCCAAGACGCACTTTTTAGTGTTTATGAAAATGGAGAATAAGTAATGAGAATTAACTTTTTGGGATATACAAACAATTTTAAAAATAAGATTGCAGAAATGGAGTCGCAATTGAATTCGGAAGATGTGTTGGAGTTCGGCGAGCGTCCGAATATATACAAAGAGGACTGGGACACTTTGCGGGAGTACGCCGACTCAGTGCATAACATTATTCTTGCACTGCTGAGCCAAAAGACGGACGCGGATACCTTGAAGACGGTCCATGACATGCGCGAATTCTTAGTCTTTGACCCTTCAAAGTGGAAGTATAACTCTGATTGCATTGTGCTACCAGAAGGGAGCAAAGAGAATGCCTAAAACCTTGCATTTGACGCTTACCTACCACTGGTGGGATAAGGTGGACAGCGGCGAGAAAAACGCAGAATACCGCCGGTTTACGGCGAACTGGCGCAAGCGCCTAGCGGATATACGCCCCGGGGATTTGGTAGTATTCCACCGGGGCTACACCAGCCGCACGCTTACCCGCCGGATAGAGCAAATCCGCGTCATATCCGGCTGGGACTTGCCCAACGAGGAATACCGGTTCTTTGGCTGCCCAAACGAGAGTGCTTTTTACAAAATAAAATTTGGGCCTTGTTTTTTTTAAAAAATATGCTAAACTATTATACAGAACTCTGTATTCGCTTGGCATCGGCAAAATGCCAAGACCGCACAATTTGTAATTGTTCGCGCTCAACGCCCTAGGTAAGAAGACAACCTAGGGCGTCTTTTTTGCTATGATAAAAACGCTTACAGATGTTCTAACCGCATTTTCACAGTTTCTCACGCAGGCACACCTGTCCGCGTGCGATAACGCTTATGCCGCCCACCTTTTGACCGAGAAGGTCCAAGAACGGGTAGCCGAAGACATCGACCGGATCAAAGAACTTTATATCGCTTCAACGGGCGAACGCAGCATCGCCAACGCGCAGGAAAGCTTGAAACAAGCCGAACTAACACTGCGCGCATTTTTGCAAGATAAACCCCAAGAAACCACCGCGGATCTGTTGCTTATTGCCGCGGAAATTTGCAATCAAGCGCATAACACCGCAGCGGACTGCGCGGAATTTTATGCCGGAGAAGCAAAAGAGGCGCGGTTTTCAAAAGCAATTCAAACCGCGGCCGAAGACATCTGCGAACGCCGGGCGCGTGATTTTTACCTGCTGATGACGGAGGCCCCATGCAAATAGTGGACACTTCCCTCATCAAACTGGACCCAAAGAACTACCGCCGGCACAACAAAAAGAACAAAGAACTTATCGCCAAATCTTTGACCGAGTGTGGCGCGGGGCGCTCCGTTTTAATCGACAAAGAAGGCGCACTTATCGCCGGTAACGGCGTATATGAGCAAGCAAAAAAACTAAACATACCGACAAAAATCATCGAAACGGACGGCTCCGAACTTATCGTGGTCCAGCGGAAGGACCTTTCAACGAAGGACCTCAAACGCAAAAAACTGGCCGTTATGGATAACTCGGACAGCGACTCGTCGGATTTTGACCTTGAGGTAATGAAAACCGACTTCACGGTCGAAGAAATCAAATCCATGGGGGTACAGGACCCCTCGCTTGAAATTGAGCAAGAAAAAGAAATTGAGGAAGTATCCATACCCATTGCTACCGATCCGAGAACCCAGCCCGGCGACATTTGGCAACTCGGGCGCCACAGACTCATCTGCGCCGACAGCACAGACCCGAACAATATCAAAATTTTAATGAACGGAGAGAAAGCAGACCTGCTTCTCACTGACCCGCCGTACAATGTAAATGTCGAAGGAGCCAACGGAAAGAAAATCGCCAACGACTCTATGGACTCTGCCGCTTTTGCCGAATTTATCAAGAAAGCAATGCTCGCGGACTCTTCACAATTAAAACCCGGCGGGTGCTTTTACATTTGGCACGCAGACACCGAATCCATCGCGTTCCGGTTGGCCTGCCGTGGCGCGGGGCTCTCCGTGCGCCAGTGCTTAATTTGGAACAAAAACATTGCTGTAATCAGCCGGCAAGATTACAATTGGAAGCACGAACCCTGCCTGTACGGCTGGAAAGAAGGTGCCGCACACTATTTTGCCAAAGATTTCACTCAAACCACGGTCCTAGAACCTGTGGAGCCGAAAGACATCGCCAAAATGACCAAAGACGAAATGCGCGCGCTTTTAGAGCAACTATTGAGCCAGCCGAGCACGGTCATCGATGCCGATAAGCCCACCAGAAACGAGGACCACCCAACGATGAAACCGCTCAAACTTATTGCGCGCCTTATTCGCAATTCTTCAAAGAAAGATGAAAAAGTGCTCGACACTTTTGGCGGTAGCGGATCCACCCTTATTGCTTGCGAGCAAATGGACCGCTCCTGCTACACCTGCGAATTGGACCCGGTATATTGTGATGTTATTTTAACCCGGTGGGAAAGTTTAACCGGCAAAAAAGCCGTTCGTTTGACGGGGGGTAAAAATGGCCTGTAAGCCCACAAAAAGTGGTGGCTACAAACTAACCACCGCGGTAATAAACCGGCTCCATGAGGGGTTTTTATGCGGGCTTACGATTACGCAGGCGTGCATTTATGCAGGTATATGCCGCGACACCTACTACGAGTGGATGAAGAAACGCCCCGCCTTGGACAAGAAGATGAAACTGGCACAACTCAACCCGTTTCTCGCGGCCAAGCGGACCATTATGCAGAACATGGGAAACCCCGATGTGGCGAAATGGTACCTCGAACGGAAAAGCCCGGACGGGGAATTTTCAATGAAGCAAGATGTCGCGCACATTTTCAAAAACGCCCCGAGCATTGTGGACGATATCCCACAGCCGGAGAAGAAGGCAAAGAAGTAACCGCGGGAGGTAAACCGTGGCGGTGCGTTTAACAGATTTAATAGCGGCCACTTTTTGGGTGGTGTGGAACGCCATAAAACTCGGCGAATACACACACTACTGGCTAAAGGGCGGCCGCTCCAGCGGCAAAAGCAGTTTTATTTCGCTGGCAATTGTTCTTTTAATTATGCTCGACCCGGAAGCAAATGCAATATGCTTCCGCAAAGTAGGCGACACTTTACGCGAAAGCGTGTACGAGCAGATATGCTGGGCAATTTCAATGTTGGGCGTGGAAGATTACTTCACATGCACAACCTCGCCAATGGTCATCACATACCGTCCAACCGGACAGAAAATCCTGTTCCGGGGACTGGATAAGGCGGACAAAACAAAGTCCATAAAACTCCGCAAGGGTTTTTTCAAAATTGCGTGGTGGGAAGAATTGGCTGAGTTTTCCGGCATGGAGGAAGTCCGCAAATCGCAACAGAGCGTGATGCGCGGGGGGAAAGGTTTTATTTATTTCTACTCCTTCAACCCACCGATGACAACATCCAACTGGGTAAATGTGGAAGCGGGATATGCAAGGCCGGACAGACTCGTCCACCACTCCACATACCTCGATGTTCCAAAGGAGTGGGTCGGCGAAGCCGCTCTAATGGAAGCGGAGCATTTAAAAAAGCAAAACCCGCGGGCATATCGGCACGAATACCTCGGCGAAGCAACCGGAACCGGCGGAACGATTTTCCCCAATGTTTCGGCGCTCAAAATGACGGATGAAATGATTTCCCATTTTGACAAAATCCGCCAAGGAATTGACTGGGGTTATGTTACCGACCCCTTCGCGTTTGTGAAATTGCACTACGACAAAACACGGCGGAGCATTTATATCTTTGACGAAATCTACGGCCGCGGGCTTACAAACCCCAAAGCAATACCACTCGTCAAGGAAAAAGCCGAGCCACGGCGCTACATTTACGCGGACAGCGCCGAGCCGAAAAGCATAGATGAATTTTTTTATGCGGGCATTTACATAGCCGGAGCCACGAAAGGAAAGGGGAGCGTGGAATACGGCATTAAATTTTTGCAGGGCATGGACCATATCTACATTGACCCGGACAGATGCCCAAATGCGTGGCGTGAATTCTCTAGCTATGAAATGGAGAAGGACAAAAACGGCGAATGGAAAACACGCCCGCCGGATAAAAACAACCACTTAATCGACGCGACATCGTACGCGCTGGATGAGGACAAAGGATTATATGTTCAAAGCGATAACGAATAAAATCTTAAAATTTGCCGCCGAAAGTTTGCGGCCGCATCTTAACACCGCGGGAAAAAACCAAAAGCCGCTCGTGTTGGAAGCGACCGCGAGCACGGCAAAGCAAATCATCAACCGCGAAGATTACTCCTACGGGTCGGCAAATGTCCGGTTGACCGCAGAAAAGGCGAAAGAACTCCTCGCGCTTTCTTTCCAACGCGGGCCCGAAATGTTCCAAATCCGACAACGCGACGGCCGCAGTTTCGCTATGGATACGGCGGCAGATAACTGCCCACTTGCCATTAAAAATATGTTTGGTATGGACGGCGTCGCAAATGAAATTATTTATACCTTCTTTGCTCGCCACGGTTTCATCGGCTGGCAACTTTGCGCCATGCTTTCCCAGCATTGGCTTATTAACAGAGCGTGCCGGATCCCAAACGAAGACGCCCTCGCCTCCGGCTGGGCCGCGGAATGGCAAAAAAGAGATACCGATGAAACCGAAATTGGCGAAGATAAACGCGCGGAACTTTTACGGCGCGCTGTAGAGGTAAGCAACCAAAAATTCAAACTCGCCGAGAAAGCCCTGCGCTTTGGTATTAACCGGAGCATTTACGGGCAAGCGCTCGCTTACTTTGACATTGAGGGAGAAGACCCAGCCACGCCGCTCAACATTGACGGTATCAAACCGCTTTCGTTTAAGGGCATTGTGATTGTGGAACCTTACTGGGCGTTCCCGGACTGGGGCGAAAATGCAATGATGCCCGGCTCTCTCAATTTTTACAAACCGGAATACTACACCATCGGCGGACAAAGAATACACCACACCCGCGTATGTCAAAAGCCGTTCGTGGAAGTCCCGGATATTTTGAAGCCCTCGTATTACTTCGGGGGCGTTCCGCTTACTCAAATGATTTATGAGCGTGTGTACGCGGCGGAAAAAACCGCGAACGAGGTGCCGGAATTGGCCCTCACGAAGCGTATGCTCGTGGCTGACGCAAACATGCAAGACATGGTAGCCAACCCCGAAGCCATGCGTAACAAAATGGAAATCCTCGCGCATTTCCGCAATAACAACGGGGTGTATTTCAAGGACCGGCCGGAAACCGTGACTCAACTGGACACTAACCTGTCCGATTTGGACGCGAATGTTTGGACGCAATACCAACTCGTCGCCTCGGTTTCTTCTATGCCGGCGGACCGTTTGCTTTGTACCTCGCCGAAAGGGTTTCAAAGCACCGGGGAATACGAACGCCGCACATACGCTCAAACTCTTAAGTCTTCGTACCAAGAGGTGGCCTATCGCGACCTTATCGAAAAAACCACCGCTATCGTGCTGAAAAGCGAATTTGATACCAGCGACCCGATAACTATCAATTTTAACCCGATTGATACACCTACCGAAGCCGAGCGTGTACAAACGCAACTGGCACAGGCCCAAAGAGATACCACGCTTGTAAACGCCGGTATTATTTCCGCGGAAGAAGCCCGCGAAGCGTTATCGGCCGATAAAGGGAGCGGATATTCTAACCTTCCGGCAGAAATGCCGAAAACGGAAGGACTGCCCGATTTAGAAGACTTATTGGGCGGGGACAAAGAAGAAGGCCCGGAAGGCGAAGAAAACGGCGGTAATGGAGAAAATGGCGCAGGAACCGACACCGCCGCGGACGAGTGGAAGGAAAGCGACCACCCCCGCGATGATGCCGGGAAATTTTATTCTACCGGTGGGGGAAACAAATCAAGCCAAAAGGAAACGCTCGCAAAGGCGGATAAATATATTGAAACGGCGTCTCCTATTTTAACAGTTACAGGGAAAGAGTTCAAAGGGGAGAATGTGGAAGAAAAAAGGGCCGCGGCTGCTGCATTCTTTGAAAAACATTTACAAAATAAAGAGTTTAAGAACGAAGACTGGGGAAAGGATATTAAAGTGTTAAGTCTAAAAAAAGCACTACACGAGGCGTTTTTTTCTGCGAAAGTCGACTTAATAAAACACCTACCAAATATTCTTAAAAAATCAAAATATATTGGCTTTGAAGAAGACACGAAAAAACGGCCCAATGTTAAAGGATTTCATTATTTGGCGTGCAGGGTTACCATTAATGGAAAACCACAAGGCGTGGTTTTGAGCGTTAGGGAAGATAACAACGGGAATATCTATTATAACCATATTTTGAGAAAAAACGAGGAAGGAACTGTCAGCTTGCCGACTCCTAATGCCGGGGCTCCCGTTCCTTCCTCTACAGATAGTATACCTAATGAAATGGAAAAAAACAAGGGGTATTCTGTGGAATTAGAAGGCTTCTTTTAAGGGGTTAAATGAAAAGCCAAGGTAAAAATATCGTTTACGGAAAGGCAGTGCGGCCAAACGCAGGCATAAGGGCGTGGTACCGCGCCGTTCTTCGCGCTTTGGTAGATGATATAGCCGAAAAAACAAAAAAGCGAATCCTGCGCGTTTACCGGAAATACCAAAAGCAAATACTGCCCCGACCGGCCGCTATGGACGCGAACATTTCAAGCCGCGCGGAAGCGGAACTGCGCGAACTGCAAAATCAAATTGAGGACGAATTCCGCAAGAAGGCCCGCAGAATTGCCGAGCAGTTTGTAACCCGGACCCAAAAGTACGCGAACAGCACAACCAAAGACAGCGTAAAGGGTATGTTAAATGACGCCGCGTGGGCCGGTTTCACGGTTAAAAAAGCCAGCATAAGCGAATCAATGGCCGCCGTATTAAAAGCGACACTTTACGAAAATGTGGCTTTGATTAAGGACCTGCCGGAGAAATACTTTAATGCAGTGTCCGGCGCAGTTTACCGGAACATTGCCGCTGGGGAAACCTCCGGCGCCATTGAGAAGGCCCTTTCATACTGCGGCAGAATTGCACAACGCCGGGCCGAGTTAATCGCCCGCGACCAAAGCCAAAAAGCATTTGAAGCCCTGTCCCGCGAACACATGAAAGCGGCAGGGATCACACATTTTGAGTGGGTGGCAACCGGTGGTGGATTATATCCCCGCGAACTCCACCACACGCATGTAAGCCAGGGGGGGTTAAATCACGGGATATATTCCTTTGACAACCCGCCGATTATACAGGAAGCGTATATCCCCAAAACGCCGCGCGGGACAGCCCGCGGGCCTATCCGCGGTTTTCCGGGGGATTTGCCGTACTGCCAATGCATTAAGCGGCCGGTTCTTATTATGGATAACAACAAAGTTTTATAGGAGCGAAAATGGGAAAACAAATCGACCATAACTCATTTTGGGTTATTAAACAAAACCCTATCACAAAAATAGGTGTGTTCCCGTATTTGGGACGCCAAATCAGCCCCGAACTGGAGCCGAACAAAATCTACCAAGTTTTACGCCCGGAAAGCGAACTGTTCGCGGCAGAAGCGTTGGCTTCTTTTAATGAGCTGCCGATTACAATCGGCCATGCATTGCTTGGCCCGCGTGAAGAAGGTTTCACTCCGGCGGAAGAAAAAGGTATTGACGGGACAACCGGAACAGCCGCCGAACGCAAAGGCGACAAAATCGTCAACGATATTAAACTGTTCTCCGAACGAATCAAGGACGAAGTAAACCACGGGAAAAAAGAACTTTCTGCCGGTTACTTTTGCGATTTCGTGCCGGAACGTGGCACTTGGAACGGTCGCCATTATGATTTTGTGCAAAAGAATATCCGCGGCAACCATATTGCGCTTGTGGATAAAGGCCGGAGCGGACACGATGTCCGCGTAATGGATAGCGCGGAAGGAGTGGCAACTCGCCAGTTCGTCTGCGACGCTATGGATTTGACCGGAAAATTTGAAGAAAAGGGGACCGAAGAAATGAAACAAAAAGTAACCGACGCCCAATGGGAAGAAGGAAAGCATAAACGCGATAGTGATGGGAAATTCTCGTCCACCGGGGGCGGCAGTAATTCTGCAAAAAATCCCGCGAAATCCAAACCTTCCAGGCATTTTTCAGAAAAACAATTTTACATTGATGCTAATATTTCGTATGTCAAAAAACTAATTGCTAAGGAAGAAAAGTTCTTAAAAAGAGCATTGGAGCAAAATAAGCCCGAATTGGCCAAAGAAAAAAAAGGGAGAATCAAAAAATTAAAAGAGGCCATAAAAGGATTGAAGAGCAGCCGGTACGGATACGGCTGGGATGTGGATTTAAGCAGTAAAAATCACGGGAATAGCGGACTCGACGCCGCTACCGGAAAGGAGATGACAATGGAACAACTCAAAAAAGCCATTGAGGAAATCAAGGCTCTGTTCGCTAACCCCGAAGAAGGGGACAAAGACGCTAAACTGGCCGAAATTATCTCGGGCTTAAAAGACGAACCGGCGGCGGATGACAAATGCGCCACGGACGAAGATGTCGATAAACGCAAACTTATCGACGAAATCGGCGGCATTTTGAACGGAAAGGTGGACGAAGAACTCCTCCGCACCGTTATCAAAAAAGCCGAAGAAATCGCCTACAACGACAGCACCGCTACAACGGCCGATGACGAAGAAGAAACCGAAGAAGACGAAGAAGAAACCGAAGAAAAAAAAGATAAAAAGGTCGCTTCTTTGGACGAAATGGAAAAAGCCCTTCTCGCCCGCTTGAGCCGCAAAGCCGAAATGGTCAAACAATTGACCCCCATTATTGGCGCGTTTGACTCCGCCGATATGACGGAAAAAGAAGTGGCCGCCTATGCGTGCAAAAAACTCAACCTTTCTGCCGCCATGGACGAAGCCCCTGCTGTGGTCAAAGGTTACTTGGCCGGCCGTGCCAAAAATGATGTCCGCGTGACTTTCGGCGCCAAAGCCAAAACTTCCGCGCAAGACGAAATCTTAAACAACTTTAAGGAGGGCAAATAATATGCCTTTTCAAAAGCAAATCAATAAAACCTTGGCGCTTGGTGTGCCCGGCTCTTACTACGACACCACCCCGCGTCGTGCCACTTCTTATGTGGCAGTAGCCAACGGGGCTGTGTTGCCGGCTTTCGGTTGCGTAGCCACCAAATCCGCCGAAGGCGTAGCCAAAGTAGGCGGAACCGGTGCCTTTTTGGGCGTTTTTGCTGACCCCAAAAACACTCCGCTTATTGGCGGTTTAGAACCGAGTCTGAGCATTAAAAGCGGAACCGAAGTGGGCGTTTGCTATTTCGGACACATCGTAGTGAAAACTGCCGCCGCTGTTACGGCCGACTCTTCTCTGCCCATTTACAACACCACCACGGGCGAAATCAGCGCCGTAGCCGCTGGTACCGCGAGCGCCGGAGAAGGATACGCCTTTATTCCTAATGCCCGCTTTGCATTTTTTGACGCCGTAGCCGGCGGATTGGCCGTTTTGGAACTCAATTCCACTGTGGCGGCTTAATAAGGAGAACAAAGGATGAAAGTAACTCAAATTAGATATTCCTTGAAACCCGGGGAATTCCGCCCCGGCGTAAAGTTCGCGCAAGATAACGGCGTAACGCTTGAAACCTTGAGCGCTATCGGCGTATCTGCCGATGCCGCTGCTTTGAAAGAACTCATGGCGGCCAACCACCAAGGTGCGGCTCTTGACGCTGCCCCTGGCATGGTAACCACCCCGTCCACCATGACGCCCGTCCAGTTTTTACAATACTGGATGCCTAAAGCCATTACGGCCGCTACCACCAAACGCGACATCGACGACCTCGTAGGCCGCCAAACCGCCGGCTCTTTTGCCGACGCTGAAGTCGTGCAGGCAGTAGTCGAACTCACGGGTAAAGCCCGCGGGTATGGCGACAGAGTAAGCGGCGCCTTGGCTGACTTCAATGTCAACTATGAAGCGCGCACCATTATCCGCCAAGAATTAGACCTCGAAGTGGGTAAAGTGGAAGAAGAACAAGCGTCTCGCTCTCGCTTGAACGCCGCCGAAATCAAACGCGAAGCGGTCCGCACTGGGCTCGAAATCGAAAGAAACTTAATCGGTTTTTACGGTTTCAACGAAGGTATCAACAGAACCTACGGTTTGACGAACGACCCGAACCTTTCCGCTTACGAAACGGTAACGGCTGCTGGGGCCGGCGACTCTACCGAATGGGCCGATAAAACCTTCAAACAAATCGTGGACGATTTGCTCATTGCTTTTGCTAAATTGCAAGCGCAATCCGGCAACAATGTGGACCCGACCAAAGATAAAATCAAACTCTTTGTGTCCGCTTCTGCCGTGCAGTTCCTCAACAAACCGAACGAATACGGTAAAACCGTCCGCCAATGGTTGCAAGAAAACTACCCGGGCATTGAAATCAAAGCGTCCGCGTGGTTGGACGGTGCCAATGGCGAACAAAATGTGTTCTATTTGGCCGCTGAAGAACTCAACGGAAACCCCGTTATTTTGCAACCCACGCAGGATGTGTTGCGCTTGATGGGCGTTTTCAACAAAGGAAAATCCTACGAAGAACAATACGCCAACGCCACTGCGGGCGTCTTCGTAGTACAACCGGCCGGCGTGGTCCGCTATACCGGTATTTAATCACAAAGAGAGCGGAGCGTCCCCCGCTCTCTAGGAGAATTTATGAAAACCATCGTATCTAAATTGTCAAACGACCAAAACTACACCGTGTATCGCGCACTTCAAGGCGGCGGCTATGCCGTGTCCGGAAAGGTTCTCGTACGCGGCGGGGCCAATGTAGTCAACAAAGTAACCCTTCAAGCCCCCAACGGCGGCGTTTTTACGAATGTGACCGACGCCGAATATGAACTCTTGCAACGCTGTCCGCAGTTTAAAAAACATGTGGCGGCCGGCTTTGTTTACATTTCCAAATCTAGCGACGAAGTCGCCGCGGAAAAGGAAACCAAAAAAGAAGCCAAAAATCTCAAAGCAAAGGACGCCTCGGCTCAACTTACCCCGGAAGATTTCAAAAAGAACGGTAAGAAAGCACCGAGCGCCAAAGCGAGCAAATAAATATGACCGACGCCACAGTAACCCCCGAAATGTTACGCTCTAAAATTCCGGCATTTGCAGATACCGGCAAATACACCGATGAAACTTTGACCGGGATTTTAGACACCGCAACATGTTATATCAGCACAAAGAACTGCGGACCGCTCCGCGGTAAATGCCGCGAACAAGCCATCTGTTTAATGGCCGCGCATTTGCTTACACTGCGCGAAAGAACCGCGCAAGGTGGAAACGCAGGAACGGCCGGTGCTGTGGCGTCTGCTTCGGTTGGGAATGTTTCCGTTTCAATGGTTACTCCGCCCAACCAAGACCAGTACCAATACTGGATGAATCAAACCCCGTACGGCGCCGAACTTATGCGCTTGTTGGCGATTTACGCCAACGGTGGCCTTTATGTCGGCGGGAGTTTTGAAACCGTTTTGAGGTAGAAAATGAAAATGCACGCATCGCGCAAAGTAAACCTGGACGCGCAAAAGAAATTATTAAACACGATAAAAAAAGCGCGTGTGCGTGTGGGGTGGGCCGGAGAACTTGCGAAAATCGCATATATCCAAGAGTACGGAGCTAACCTCGTGGGCGGCCAGCCATACACGGTAGACTCGGACGGATATATGACATTTATATCTAAAGACTCCGAACTTGGCCGAAAAGCATTAAAAGCCCAAACATCCGGAACCGGGCGAGTAAAAGTAAAAAGGCACAACCGATACAATCCCAAAAAAGGGATAGCGGCCATAGGGGTAACAAAGCCAACACGGCTCCCCGCGCGTTTTCTCTTATTGCACACCCAAGAGGATAACCGGAACGACTGGAAAGCGTACGCGACAGAACTCGGCAAAAAGGTAGCCGAGGGGAAAATTGACTGGGAAGCCGCCATGCAAGCCGTCGGCGAAAGGATAAAGACGGACATCCAAAAAGAGATAAGCGCCGGGCAGCCCCCGAAGAATACACATTTGACGGCGATGAGAAAAGGGTTCAATCACCCACTCGAAAGCCAAAAAAATCAATTGCGCCGGGAAATTAGAATTGAAACAGAGGTGGAATAATGGTCGTACCGTTTAACTTATTAGGAGTAGCACTCGGACAAATCGGAAGGCAAAATTTCTACTTGCTCAAATGGACCGGCCGCACGGCAAATGCCGCGGGACTCCCGGAAGACACCTACGCGGCCCCGGTAAAATGCACCGGATCCATACAAAGCGTGCACCAAGATGTGTACGACCGCCTAGGGCTTAATTGGCAAACGAACGCTCGTAATGTTTGGAGCGAAACTCCAATGCAAGCAGAAAGCGGCCAAAATGGCCCCGATTTACTCGTTTTTGAAGGAAAAGTATGGTTCTGCAAGGCCCTTTTTCCGTGGAACAGTACGAACGGGTGGAACCAAGTCGTGGTAGTCGAAGCAAAGCCGAACCAACAACACTATGCGGAGGGCTTAAATGCCTAGCAAGAGCACGCAAGTTTTTATTGATTTTAAGAGCATACTGGACGCGGAACTTGAGCGGGCCGGAATAACCGGTTGGCTTGTCGTCCAAAACTTTAATCCGGTGCAGGGCCATTGGAGCAAACCGACCCTCGTTATGCATCGGGTGCGAGCGGACCAATACGGAGCGGTCGGCCAGCATTACACCATAGAAGGGGATGCGTTAATGCTCGAAACGAGCGAAAGCAGAGAAATCACGCTGCAGATTGACGCTATATGCCCCCGCGATTTGGCGCAACAAAGCAACTGGGAAGCGCCGGATGTGATCGCGTTTCTCCGTCATTTTTTTAGTGGCCCGTTTGGGGTGGCCGCTTTGAAAGAAAAGGGCTATTCATTGGCCGAAAAGATACGAACCATTGATGAGCCGGCTTTTTTGGACGAACACGAAACATACGAGTATAACCCCAATATGCAAGTAAAACTATTTTATGTGGATGTTCAAAAAAGAGAAGTACCCGCGCTGACAGCGGTGGAACTCAAAAACATTAAAGGAGTGTAACACATGACACAAGGCAACATCAGCCAAAGCCAATATGCAGCAATCACCTCCGGCGTGGGCGGTGCTTCCGCCGCAACGGAGAAGGAACTCATCGCGCGCTGTCTGTCTAACAACCCGAAATTGGGCGCAGACACCGTGTGGGAGTTTGATTTAAAAGGGACCGGAAACTTTTTCGGGACGGGGTCTCCGGAGTACAAATTCGCGTCTAAATACTTTGGGTTTATTTCCAAATCTATTAGACAACCCAAAAAAATCGGCTTTTACAGAAGCACTTTGACGGCACTGGCGCCCTTTATTTACCCGACCGAAAAAGTCGCTCCTTTGGGCGATTTCAAAAACATTACGGACGGCTCTTTTTCTCTTTCGCTTGGCGGGCTTACCTATGAAATCACCGGGCTGGACTTTTCCACGGCCGCTGATTATGCCGGCGTAGCGGAAGCCATCCAAACCAAAATCCAAGCCAAAACCGAAGGCGGCGCTTTATGGACCGGAGCCACCGTCACCTTCAATCAAGTAGACACGACTATCAGTTTGGTGGCCGGAGAAGCCGGCGAAGCCATTATTGTGGCGCCCACGGCCGCGGCTACCGGAACCGATATCACAGGACTGCTTGGCTGGGCCAGCAACAAGAGCCCGATCGTTTCGCAAGGTAAAAACGCGGAAAGCATGGCTGAAATTTTAGCCAAATCATTAAATATCTCTGACAACTTTGGCTCTTTCGTTCCGCTTATTGATTTAAGCACGGAACAAATCGTAGAAGCCGCGGAATACACCCACGCGCAGAATGTGCAATTCCAATACGTGCAGCGGGTACTGCCGACACAAGTAGACGAACTGCAAAAAAAAGTATCCGGATGTTCCGGCGTTGCGCTTGTTTACGATTTATACGAAGACAACTCCTACCCGCACGCTTTGGCCGCCGCTATTTGGGCCGCGGCTGATTACAACGCGGTAAACGGAGCACCCGGCGCCGAATTCCAAAAAGATGACACAATCCCGCCCTCTGTTTTTGATGACGAAACTTATACCAAATTGGTATCACTGGGGGTCAACTTTATCGGCCGCACGCAAAAATCCGGACAACCTATCTCTTTTTACCAACCCGGCTATTTACAGGGCGCCATCGAAGACGAAGGCGTGTACATGAACGAGGTATGGCTGAAAGACAAAGTAGCGACCGCCGTTCTTAACACGCAAATGGCACTTGAAAAATGGCCGACCGGAGAAGATGGTTTAACCTTGTTTGACAATATCACTCAACCTATCCGTTCCCTTGCCAAAACAAACGGTGTGGTGGAAAGCGGAAAACCGCTGACCGACACGCAAAAGGTCTACATTTCGCAATTGACCGGCGACAACAAAGCATGGCAACAAGTCCAAAACCAAGGCGACCATCTCACCAGCGAAATCGTAGTTAAAAACATAAACAAAAAAACCGTTTATGTGTTGGAATACACCTATGTGTACTCCAAGGGCGACCAAGTCCGCAAAGTAGAAGGGCGCCAAATTTTAATCTAAAGGAGCACAGATAAATGAAGAATGTAAGCGCAACCGGTATCAAAGTATTTTTGACCGCCAGCCACACCTTCCCGGCTGGGTTTTGGGTGTCCGCTTTTGCTGACGACAAGGACCCCGTAGGTGGCGACAACACCACCGTGCACGAAACGGCGATGGGACCGAACGGCGACCTCGTTTTTTGGGGAACGCCGCAACCTATCCCGGTCCGCCTTGGCGTTATCAACGGAAGCGAAGAAGACGAAAATCTCCGCATCCTTTATCACGCTAACCGCGTAGCCAAAAACAAAGCCAGCGTAAAGGATATCATCACGCTGGTCATCCAATATCCGGACGGCCGCAAAGTAACCTGCGTCAATGGCGTAATTACCAGCGGTCCGGCCTTTCCCATTGCAACTTCTAACGCCCGTATCAACGGAAACGAATACGGATTTGCGTTTGAAAATGTGATCTAGGAGAACCTCTATGAGCGAGTTTTTGGAACCCAAACAAATTGAAGTAAACGGTCACTCTTTTATTATTTCCAAGTTCCCGGCTGTGGACGGCCGGGAAATTGTGTCCAAATACACCAGTTCCAACATACCGAAAGTGGGCGAATACGCGGCAAGCGAAGAAATCATGCTTAAACTGATGACCTATGTCGCCAAAGTCCTACCGGACGGAACGGAAATCCCGCTTAAAACGCGCGTTCTGGTAAACAACCATGTGCCGGACTGGGAAACTTTGACGAAACTGGAATGGGAAATGATGAGGTATAATTGCTCTTTTTTTCAAAATGGCAAGGCCTCGGATTTCTTAAAGAGTATCGGTGCCCTTGCCAAATCCGAAACTTCCAAAATATTGACGGATTTATTGGGGAAATTGTCAGTTCCGGGAAAGCAACCCTCCGGGAATTAAAAACGGTTTATACATTGGAGGACGCCTTCCAACTTTGGGAGGTTGTGGCACTTTCCAAGTACAACGAGTGGAAATTGTCAGAATTCGTAATTGAACAAGCAAAAAGGAAACAACGATGAGCGTACTAAACACTTTTATGTTGGCGTTTGAAACCGACGGCGAAGATGTCGTATTGAAAACTATTTCAAAAATAGATGCCGAAGGTAAAAAACTCAACAAAACACAAAAGCAGACCGGCGACAGCGTGGAAAAAAGCGGCAAGCAGGCAAAAGGAGCCGCCCAACAATTCATGGCGATGAAATCCGCGATTGCCGGCGCCATCGCACCTTTAATGGCCCTCGGTGTTGTGTTAAACAGAACCCTCGACTTTGCACAAAAAGGCGAGCAGTTAATGTTCATGGCGAACGCCGCAAACATGGCCGCTAACGAATTCCAAAAACTCGCCATAGCGAATACTCGCTTCGGCGGGAGCAGTGAGGGGGCGGCAGGGACGATGGCCGGACTGGCGAGCCAAATACAAGCGCTCCGGTTCGGGGAATCCGCCCCCTTACAAGATGCCGCAGTTAAATACGGACTTAATTTGCAAGGAGCGAACGGAGGACTCGCAGAAGGAACGGAACTGCTCCGCAACATCGCTCGAACCATGGAAGCGCTCGACCTTGGGGCGCAATTGGACCTCGGCCGCCGGATTGGGCTGGACGAAGTCACTATCCGAATGTTGCAACGCGGGGTGGCGGCTTTTGACGAAGAATTGGCCCGGGCAGAAAAAAGAAAAATTTTCACAGAAGAAGACATTAAACGCGCGCACGAACTCCAAAAATCATGGCGCGATATGCAACAATCCATGCAAGGCCTATGGGCCGAAATCGCGCGGTTTGTTTTGCCAATCGTCCAACAATTTATTGATAGCAGTATCGCCGGCTTTGAATACTGGCAACAACACGCGGAAGCCGTCAAGGCAGGGCTGGTTGTTATATCCGCCATTATGGCGGGAATTGCAGTAGCCAGTTTGGCCGCATTCGCTCCTTGGCTTGGAACAGCGGCCCTCATCGGGGGAATTGCCGCGGCCGTCGTTTTGCTTTATGAAGACATGATGGTGTTTTTTAAGGGCGGCGAAAGCGCACTCGCTCCGTTTTGGCAAAAACTCGTAGATTTCGGCCTTTTTTGGCAAGACTTGCCGGATTGGGTAAAGAAAGCCGTTTCGGCCATTAGTGGGCTTATTAACCCGCTAGAAACAGTGAAAGACGCGTTCTCTTTTATTTCCGCCGCCATGAGCAAAGTCGGCGGATTTGCGGGCTGGCTTGTAGGTTCTCGTTACAATGCCGATTTGGATTATATGGTCAAGGCAAATGCCGCTTTAAGAGCCGCAGACGCAAACCCAATGGCTGGAGTTCAAGCCGGAAGCATAAGCAACACGACCAACCGGAACGATAACAGCACGACCAACAGTTATCAACTGACCGTGAACGGCTCATCCAACCCAGTAAGGGACGGAGCAATTCTTCTCGACCAAGCGCGTGGAGAAGAATTTTATAACTTGGCAAGCGGACAGGAAGGTTAAAAATGCCCATACAACAATTAAATAAACTTTTGACTTCCAATTTAGAAGGGGTTTCTTTGTTTAACATAGGCATCAACGCCTACGGACAAATCCGCCGGAAAAAAAATGTTTCCGTTTGGACCCAAGACACCCCGCCCCGGGAAGTTTTGGTGGGGAATATTCTCAACAATAAAAGCGAGTTTGGAAAAGTTCTCGGAGAAACGCTTTCACGCTCCGCGGTTATTTTGAAGGCGGACTTCTCGGACCCGTCGAAACTTTGTACGCACCCCACGGAAAGCGGCGCAGTTATCACGGATCACAAAGTAATCCTTCCCAAAAAATGCAATTTACAAATAAGCATGCCGGCTTATTTCCAAGACATCGTAATCGAAGAAATCCGGCAACTTTACCGGGATAGCACCTTTCTCACGGTCCGCGATGTCTCCGGCGATTATTCAAACATGGTCATCGTAAACCTTCCCCATGTGACGGACGCAAAAACAGCCGGGCGCCTCGTTTTTAACTTGGAAATGGAGCAAGTACAGATAGTGGCTCCGCAGTATGTAAAACTTACGAAAAAACAGGTTAAAAAAGCGAAAAACGCGTCTACCGTTCCCAGCGGGGTAAAACAACCCAAGCAGACAAGCATTCTTAAAGATATAACCGAGAAAGCAAAAGAACTGTTCAAAACTTTTATGGGGTAAATTATGATACAAATCGACCTTGAAAAAGAGCCAAGCCAACAATTCACAATCGCCCTTAATAACAACAACTTTGACATTAAAATACGCGACATTGGCGGCATTTGCATAATGGACATTAAAGTGGAAGGAGCCATTCTCGCGCTTGGCCTTCCAATTTACCCAAACCAGCCGATCATCCCGTACGCTTACCTTGCGCGTTTTGGGAACTTTATATATATGCAAGGAACGGACGAATACCCCACATGGGAAACATTAAAAACGAGCGGGAAATTGTATTATTTGACCCCGGAGGAAATAAATGCAAAATAACCTGCCAAAGCGCCGAGCGTGGGTAGATTTTGAAATCAAAACCCCGACCAAAACCGGAGAGAACGCCAAACGCATAGAAGGGCTGAATATCCGTTTTTCCGTGGCCAAGTTTCGCGGACAGGTTCAAGGACGCGCCAAAATTTCCATTTGCAATTTGGCTCCGCAAGATGTGGCCTATTTGACGACTTATATGTCCCCGTGGATAGAAATCCAAAAACAAAAGAAAATCCAATTGTTCGCGGGATACGAAGGGAAAACCGGGCTCCTTTTTAGTGGCGATATTTTGAAGGCATTCCCAACCCAGCCGCCGGATGTTTGGCTTGATTGCGAAGCGTTGGGGGGATATTTTAACAATTTGAAAACCGAGAGTTTCACTATTGCCGGGCCGATTTCAATTAAGCAAGTGGCGCAACAACTGGCCGTCCGGCAGGATTTAAATTTTATGTGTGTGTCCAAGGAAGAAACAGCCAGCCGCCAAATTGACGGGTTCTGCTACACCGGTGGACTCACTCACTCGGTAAAGAAAATCAACGATTTGGGAATCGGGTGTTGCTGGGTAGAAGATGACACCCTCTATCTTGGCGACAGCGAGCCGGAACTCACGGACACCGTAAATGTTCGCGTTGTGGACGAAACAAGCGGGCTGGTTGGAATACCAGTACCCGGACCGGTTGGCGTAGATTTTACCATGCTACTCGACCCGAGCATTAAACTCGGCGACCCCATAGAACTGCGGAGCAAACGCATACCAACGATTAATGGCATTTATTGGCCTTACTCGGTGGAACATGTAGGAGAACTGCGCGGGAACGATTGGTACACAAAAGTGAAATGTCAGAGGTTCAAATATGCCTAAAACGACAAAACCGGCCTATAATCCGGCATTGCAACAAACCCAAGCGGGAAAGGACGACTACCTGCTAAAAACGCTAAAAATGGGGCTTTTCTGCGCCGCGCCGGCCTTTGTGGAATCCTACGATCGCGGAAATATGCGCGCAACAATACGCCCGGCCTTAATGGCCAAGAAAAGTGATGGGGAATCTATCCCGCAGGATTTTATTTTTAATGTTCCTGTTCGTTTTTGCGGTGGCGGTGGATATACGATAAATCTCCCGCTTAAAAAAGGGGACACCGGGTGGCTTATTTTTTGCGACCGCGACATTGCAAACTTCAAACAGGCCCGCTCGGTTTTACCTTGCAACACAAACCGCATGCACGCGCAAGAGGACCCGTTCTTTTTACCGGACGCCATGCAAACCGCGACTATATCCGGCGAGGATAGCGGCCGTGCAGTGTTCCAAACTCTCAACGGAGCCAACAAAATATCCTTGGGAGAAACGGACATCAAAATAACGACCGCGAAACTCACGGTCAACGCGAGCCAAAGTGTGGAATTTATAACACCGCAGGTCACCATGAGCGGCCTGCTTACAGTAACCGGAATCATTACCAGCATAGCCAATGTTGTGGCCGGGGCGATTTCACTTTTAACCCACACGCACAGCGGCGTAGAATCCGGACCGGATAGTACAGGGGGACCCCAATGAGAAGCATAGCGACCAACGACAGTAATGATATTTTTTTAGACGCCAATAATAACCTCGCCATTGCCGGCGAAGATTTGGCGATGATGCAAACTATCCGGCACGCGGTGCTAACCACCGCGGGGGAATTGCAACTCAATGTGAAGGCAGGCGTTCCATATTTTGAAACGGTTTTCACAGACACGCCGGACTTGGATACCTTCCGGCAAGAAGTACAACGGGCCGCCCAGCAAGTAGAAGGGGTGGAAAAAGTCTCGGATTTTGAAATGCAAGTGCAAAACAAAGTCCTGCGGTATTCTTTCAAAGTTACTCTAAACAACGGGAGAGAGGTGATTATAAATGGCTGATTTAAGCAGAAGCGCGGAACAGGCGTACACATACATAACCGAGCAGGGCGTCGTCGTCCCCGACACCTCGGAAGTTTTGGAACAGGTGCAACAAGAGTGGCGTTCTGCCCTTGGGGAAGACTTATCGCTTGAAGCAAGCACCCCACAGGGGCGCATTATTGAAATGCAAGCCATGGGCCGAGCGACAACGCTCCAACTAATCGCCTTAATGGCAAACATGATGAACCCAAACCTTGCCTTCGGCATGGGACTGGACGCTTTGGCGGCCTTTAGCAACACCACCCGGACCGCGGCCACGCGAACCCGCGTGCTGGTTCAGTTAACAGGCACGCCCAACACAAATATCCCGGCGAACACCACGCAGGGAAAGACTGCTGCCGGCGATATTTTCTACTTAGAAAACGCGGTGCAACTCGACCGGAACGGACAGGCACAGGCGTACTTTTTGGCCCAAGAAACCGGCCCCATTGTGGTAATGGCCGGAGAGCTAAACCAAATCGTAAGCGCGCCCCTTGGGTTGGAAACGATAAACAACGGAACCAACGGAGAAGCCGGGGCAGAGCAGGAAAGTGACGCTTCTTTGCGCGAAAAAAGACTTCTGCAGTTACCCCAAGGCGCGGCTTTGCTGGAGAACTATATGGCCGCTCTTTCCAAGGTCCCCAACATCCGCGGTTATATGGCATTTGAAAACTACGACAACGAAGCAAAAGAAATCAAAGGGGTTATGGTGGACGCCCATAGCGTATATGTCATAGCGGACGGCGGAGAGGACCAAGCGGTCGCTGAAGCCATTTTCAAAATCAAATCTGGTGGGTGCGGCTACACCGGAACGGAAACTGTTTCCGTTTTGGAGGAATTCAGCGGGGTAGATTATGAGGTTAAGTTTAACCGGCCTACCCTCGTTAAATGCCAAGTAAGCATAACGGCCCGCGTAACAGACACCAGCGGCACAACAACCGATATGGAAGAAACCGTTAAAAACGCAGTTCTCGCGTGGCAGGACGGGAGCGTTTCCAGTGTGGACAAATTAAACATAGGCAGTGCAGTAAGCCCGTTTGAAATTTCCGCGGCCGTGTCGGAACAAATCCCCTCACTTTTTATCGCAGATGTAAAAATCGCATTTGAGGGGGAAACGCTGGGCTACGATGTCCTGCCGATTGCCATTAACCAACGCGCGGTTATTTTGGCCGAAAACATCACCGTGGAGATTGCGAAATGACGAAGGTATATCGCATCGACCCAAAAGTGGACATAGAAGCAAGTATCCTGTGGCAATACGCGGAAGCCAAAGCGCTGGCCAGCATTATCAAAAAGGAGCAAGCATTCTACGACACCAATGTAAGCGAATTTATAGAATTTTGGCGCGAAAAAATGCTATCCATTGACACCGCCGATGACTTCGCTCTTTCCGTTTGGGGTAAAATTCTCAATTTTAACCGGCAGATTTTACTGGAGGACGGTAGCATTTATGTTTTGAGTACGGAAGGATACCGGCTCCTCTTAAAAGGGCAGTTCTTAAAACTCACCACCATTGGTACGATACCGGAAGCCAACCGATACTTGAACCTTTTATTTGCCAACCAAGGGGCGGCGTACTGTTTGGATAACTACGATATGACAATATCGTATATTTTTGAGTTTTTACCAAACGAAGAACAACTCTTCATTTTGAAAAATATCGACTTTCTGCCGCGTCCGGCGGGGGTTAAATATGAAATTTTAATTCTCAATGACCAATTCCTCGGATTTGACGGAAGCGACATGCAAACATTCAATCACGGCGTACTTTACAACCGGAAATCTCTAAGATAGGAGCACAAAAAATGAACTCGTTACAAGCACCCGAAACATTAAAACTTCCGTTCGCCAATAACGGACAAAAAAACGAAATTCCACTCGTGGCTGAAGGAGCGAACTCGAATAAGGCCACGCTTACTGATGGCTTCCCGCCGATTACCATGAAGCCAAAAGATGACGGCGGAAAACCGCCGGAAGGAAAGGATTTCAACGGGATCCTTTACCTTGCTACCAGTTTTTATTTTGCGTTTCAAAACGGGTGGCTGCCTACCTTTGAGCAAAGCGTATCAGATGCTATCGGGGGATACGCCAAGGGTGCTATTTTGTGGTACAACGGCCGCGAAAGCCGGCAAGCATTGCAAAGCGCCAAAAACGACAATACAGACAACTTCAACGAAAACCCGGACTTTATAGGCACCTCTTGGATACCGGTTTTCCCGGACCTTCAAACCATTACGGAAAATATGCCGATCGGGCTTTATGTTGGCGACATTTTGCCAAACATGGGGAAAGAGCCGCCTCCCGGCCGGATGTTGTGCGACGGAAGCGTGATTGAAGATTGCCAAACCTTATATCCGGATTTTTACAATTATGTCCTGCAAAAAACGAATTATAAAACATTCTCGGAGTGGCAAACGGAAGCCAACGAATATGGCCAATGCGGGTACTGTGGTGTAAACGGCGCAGATGTCCGCCTGCCTTTGATTACGCGCCCGATTTCCGGCTTAAACAGCGTGGCACAGGCGGGTATGGCGATACGCGACACGATGCGCCCTATTACCGGTACTATGAGAATGGGCGGAGTAAATGGTGGGAACATAGGATATGTAATGACAGGCGCATTTGCCCCAGGCGACTACCGTGTAGGACCTGGCGGTGGCCAAGACGGAAGTGCATGGGATGCTGATACCAGTATATTTAAATTAGACTCTTCTCGATTGGGGGCAAACTATAGCGGAAGTGAGACCCGCGGCAAGCAAGTTCTCTACCCTTACAGTGTGGTCGTTTACACTACCATACCGGACAAAGCCACCATTAATGTCGGCGAACTGGTCGCGCTCGTCAAACAGCAAAACCAAGCCGGAATTGAAGCGCTGCCGGCAGACAGCGGGAGCATTGAACTCGCCGCAGGCGGCATTTACAAAGGCGTTTTGACCGGAAATACCACCTTTGTGCTTCCGCAATTAACCGACAAGAGTCTGTTCGCACAAATCACAATCCAACTTCAAATCACGGGCGACATTACCGTGGATTGGGGAACGAATTTATATCTCGGTGCAGAACCGACCGTATCCGAGGGCTCTTATAATGTTTTCTACGAATACGACGCCTTGGAAGAAAAATGGGCCGTGGGCTCTTTGACGAAAGTGGGAGGATAACATGTTCAAGGTTTTTTCTCGCCAACTTTTAATCCGGCCGGACTTATCCCCATATTTAATGGCCTCCAACCGCGTAAAACTGCTGGCAGGAGCCGGAGAACCGTTATACTACACAAATAACAGCCAGATATTGGCAGATACTTTAAGTGGAGCGAAAGATTAATATGGAACACTCTAAACTCTACCAATACGAGAATGTAGCCAAAGTGTCTGCGCTTGATTACTCTGGCAAATTGGCAGTAAAGACGACAGGAGACAATCAGTATGACGTGTCTTCTCCTGTTAACACGGCAGAGAATTATTCTGTCAATGAGGACGTAATCGTTCTCAGTAATACCCTAGACAACGAGGAGCCTATGAAGTTCAGTTTTAGTTTTAAAGTCAACAAGTTAGCAATAGGCACAGGCACTAACTTACTGCTGGATATGCCGGGCTTGTTTAGCGTCAAGAGCGAGAATAATACCCTGTGGTTCAAATTCTACTATGAAGACGCTCCGGCTTGGAAATACATAAATGCAAGTGAGCTGGTAGACGGCTGGAACAATGTGGCATTGGTTGGCGACGGCGTAAAGATTAAGCTGACAATAAATAGCACTGTGCATACTGTTTTGGATAGTTCTTTAAAGACAGTCTACGTCACGTACAAAGGCGGGCAATCTAAATATTTAAAGATGGATGAAACAGCCCCGCTCGCTACTGCCGACTCTTGGGAAATCCAAACAATATTCAAATGCCATAAATCTGGCAGTGCCAGTTATCCAGCAATATTTGCATACTCCGGTGGAAGCGATTACAAGACTCCATGCCTAACTTATGAGGGCGGGAGTTATAGGTTCTATCTATCATCTTCCGGGACTAGTTGGAATCTAAACACGGGCAATACTGGGTTCATCCCAGAAGACGGTAAGACTTACGATATCGTGGCAGGGTTCACAGGCACGCAGTATTATGTGAAATGGCGTTTGTTTGGTACAGAAGAATGGACAGGTAATTGGACGCTGGAGTCTACAACAAAAGTACATTGTAGTGTCCCATTCTGGTGGTTAAACTGCTCTTTAAATAGCTACAACTACTACAATGCTGGCGAACTCTACATGTCTAACACCAAAATTATCGTAAATGGTGCTGTTTGGTTTGACGGTTCAGGGGATACCGGATTTATTAACACCGACTGCCTAAGAAACGAAATTGAAGAAGGTCCGGTGTATCCTTCTTTATCTCTTGGTATGTTAAAAGCTTATCAGTCTTGGTTATACTTAAAAGATATTGAGGCGGTAAAGATAGCTGATGCTAGTGGCGGTGATACAGGCGAGGAGAAACCACCAGTGCAAGCCAAGGACCCGTATAATGAAATCAATTTCCCCATTGACACGACGACAGTAGAAGCCTATACAAAGGCTTTGAAATCTGGGCAGGCTTTATTTACGACCGTGTATAATAACAAGCGGTTGTATCTCTGGGGTTTTAATATATACGGGAAATCCCCAGAAGAAGAACGATATATTTCTATTAGCGTGCTCTCCGGTAGGCCTAATTCTAAAGACTCTACGATATATGGCTATATTGGACGAATTGAGGGAACGGAGGAAGAGGGAGCTTGGGTGTATAGATACAGAGATAATAATGCCGACCAATCGGTAGAAACAAAACTCCCAAGAGTAAAATTTTTGGCATGGAAAGCATAACAGGAGATTGAACTATGGCGAACGCAAAAACATATAACGAACTAAATCAAGCTAGTGCTGTAAACGCCAGCGACTTGGTGGCGGTAGCGCAGAGCGATAAAACTGAATTACAGAAGACTACGGTTGGCGACTTGGCTAACGCGGTAGGGGAACTTAACCAGGCTGGTGCTTTGGCTGAGCTTTCACTGGCTACTTCTATCGGCAAGAACTTACTGGCCCAGAGACTCAACGAAAAAGGTATAGAGAATATCACACCGAATAATACGCTTATTGAAATGGCAGACGCAGTGGATAAGTTGCAGACTACGGAAAGCATGCAGTTGCTTAAAGACAATATAATCACAAACGTACAAAATGATGTCTATGCCAACACGCTCAGTCTACAACCTTTTTCTGCTTGTAGATTGCCTAATGCATACACTGCGATATATGCCGTCGATAAAATCTATGTGAGTAAGACATTCGGCGAATATAATTCTATTTCAGACGTACTTAATAATGCTGAAATGTCAATAAATGTGCACACACCTGGCAGTCTAACGCGTGATCGTGCTTATATTACTTGCTCGAAAGACGGTAAAACAATCATCACACATGCGTTTGATACTGCTGGTACGGTTGATATATATGATGTAGACTACACCACTAAACAATTAACGTATGTTAAAAGCATTATTGGTGTCACGCTGTATAATAACACGTGTCATATGGCTATTAAAAATGACCGTTCACTTATTGCTTGGTATAAATCGTGGGATAAAGGTACATTTATTGCAAAAGTCGACGATTTAACTGTAATTTCAGATTCGTTAAGTGCGAATGCTAGCGGTCAAGGAAGTACACTAGCCTTTGATGAGGACACAGATACGCTCTATATATATGCTAAGTATAGCGATAGTATATATTTACATACAGTTAATTACACGTATACCGGCGATGCTATAACATTTACAAAAACAGCATTTAGATTGCCTTATTCTTCTGCTAGTCAGTCGTACGAATTAGACAAAAATTCTTTACTTTTGTTCAGCTACCCTAGAGTTGAAAAAACAGACTGCATAGACCAACAAAGTAGTAGCGATGGTAAAATTTATGGTACATATAGAGTAAAAGCGCAGGTTGCCGATATTAAAAAAAGTGTCTTAGAGTTCATAGAAACGACATTCTATTTGTACACGTTTTATAGTACAAGTGCCACTTATGCATCTGCTAATAGACATCGTCCTATTATTGCGAGTATTACTACGACAGATAATGATACGTATACGATTAAATTCTTGTATCCAGCATGCACAGTTACATTTACAAAATCAACATCAAAAATACTTAATACTCAGATATTTAATAAAGAAATTGAAGCACAAGATGTCTGGGGCAATGATGATAGTCCTACTCCATTTATTGGTCTTGGTGTAAATTTGAACAACTCATTTTGGGTATCTAGTATGAGTTCTGACGGTCAAGACTTTTCGTCTTACAGTCAGTATAGATATATTTCGCAGATTACCCAGACACCAGATAAGAAACTAATAGGCTTTAAGCGTACGATTAACGACCAAACTGCTTATTATATCCGTCAGTATTTCTTACAGGCAGACATAGAATCTGGTAAGTTCGACCTAACGACAAAACAAGTAGAAATTCCGGCAGATAATTAACCAAGGAGAATATTATGCACGTTGCAAACATCAGACCTAAAAAGAATTGGAGCACGTTGGAAGGACGAGGTATAGCCCTATGGACATAAAATCAAACTCGCCACTGCTTACTGTGCTAGCCTTGATATGTATGGGGCTGTTTTGGATATTCACGATTAACGGTCTGCCCAATCGTGTGGACCGTTTAGAAGCTACCGTGAGAATCCTAGAGCAGAAATTGGAGCGCAACGATGTTAAGACGGATATGATTTTGGATACAGTTAAAATCATCCAAGCGCATCTGCTACACTACATTCCGGGGAAAGGAGCTAAATAATGACAGCGTTCATCAACAAAGATAGTACACTAGCTTGCGCCTGCGGTTGTGGTTTTAAACCGAAAGACAGCGCGTTGTGGTTCTTGGAGAGATTGGCGCGTGAGTATAATGCGAAGTTCCAAAAGGAGCTCTACGTTACCAGCGGGGCGCGGTGCTTTGCTCACAATGCAGACGTTGGAGGAAAACCGAACTCCGCGCATACAAAAGGCTTAGCGTTTGATGTTGCGTTCTTTTCGTCTCGCGAGTGCTACGTGATTACGGCTCATTTATTCAAAATGGGCGTCCGGCGGATTGGTATCAATTTTGCGAAGTCGTTTATTCACTTTGACATTGACACCGATTTGCCGCAAGATGTGTTATTTAAGTATTAAGGAGAAATAAGTATGGAGGCAATGTTTGATTATGTGTTTATGACGTTATCGGCCTTCGCCGACAAATACACGTGGTTGTCTTACACGCTGATGGTCGTAGGCGGCCTGTATGTGCTTTTAACGGCCATTCGCGCGTTTCTGAGCAAAGTGGTAAGACTCACGCCGACCGAGAAAGACGACAAAATCGTCGCGGCCCTGTATGCGTTCCTTGACAAATGGGCGTACGGCTTCGGCAAGCTCGCCGACTACTACGAGCAGAAAGCCGAAAAGAAGGATAAATAATTATGAATACCGCGCTTATATTTGCCGCTTTTCTCTTTGGTGCTATCGTGGTAGTATGGACGGTGGCAAGAAAGTCGGCACGCGCGGAAAAGGAGCTTGAACATGCCAAAAGGGAGCTTAAAGAGCAGGGGAACGCGAGTGAAATTTTGGGGCGTTTTATTAATCTTTCTAGCGTCGAACTCCTTGACCGGGTGCGCGAAAAACGTGAAAAAGCCCTTGAGCGGCGTTTGCGTGATAAGGATAGATTGGACTGATGAAAGCTTAGACCGACTGAATGACCGCAATAAGGTGGCTATTTTAACCTATGATGCCTATTGTGGAAATCTAGCCGGGGAAAAAGACAAGCCATTTTAAAAGTATGCTGACATTTTGCTGACACGGCTATCGCATATTGTCGCGCTTGTCGCGTTTATCGCGCTATAATCTCCCCGACGAGAAAAGCGCGATTTTTTATTTTTTTAGACATAAAAAAGCCCTCCGACGGAGGGCATAAAAAAGAGCCAAGACGGGGGATCGAACCCCGGACCTATCGCTTACGAAGCGATTGCTCTACCAGCTGAGCTATCTTGGCATTACAAATCGTTCACTTCTAACATATATATTCTACAAAAAAACAGACAACTTTGCACACGCTCTC